AGGGGGTTGCCTCTTTATAGCTGCATCGGCTTGTGACAATTGCAGTTTAGCTTCCAACATTTTTTCCTGTGCATTAATGATGGCTTCTTTATCGCCTTCATCAGTAGCATCCGACCAGACCCTCTTAGCATGTTCTAATTCTGCTTCTGCCTTGGCAGCCACATTAGAAACCACTGCTTGTTGTCCACGAGACACCATTTGTCTAGCTTGTTGCAGTTGACTATTTAAGGTTTGAGCAGCATTTACCGCTTCATCCCTCATCCTCTGTGCATCTTCCTTGGCTCTACGTTCTTCGTGAAATTCGTATTTGAGCTTATCAATTCGTTTTTGTACCCTGCCACTAACTGAATCAATCTCTTCAGTATTTTCTTTCGGGGTTTCGACTTCTTCTGTTTCAACTACCTGCACTTCAAGTTCATCATCAGATGCATTGCTCACTTGAGTAGTCTTACCGAAAAACTTTTCTTCCTGAGAAGTTTGTATTACAGGAAGTTCAAAATCTTCTTTACCGAGATCAGTCTCTTCTTCTACTTCTAATTGTTCTGCATTTTCTTCAATCATAGTCTTTCATATCCTCTTGGGTCATCAATCACAGCTTCTACGCTGTCATCATTAATTAAACGAAGTTCTTTACCATGAATTCTGAAACGAGTACCTGTATAGGTACGCATTAAGATAAAATCTCCTTCACTACACCAAGGACCACTGGGAAAACGCTTTTGATCTTTGTAACAATCAGGACCCATCTTTAGAACAAAACCAACAATAGTAGCAACGGATTCAGCGTACCTTGTTTCTTCGGCTTTGATAATGCCACCTTCAGTGGCTTCGTCTACGTCAGGGAGTGCGATCAATATCTTGTAACCAGAAGGTTCTGGCATTTGCGTAGATGTCTGAGATTCTTGATCGATATCAATCTCAGCTACGTTGGTTTCAGATGTCATAAGTCATCCTGTTGTTGCACAAAATTATGGGTTTTGCGTTCCCAGTCAAAAACAATAATATCTGAGAAATAATTTATTTCAACTATTTTCTATTATTTCAAAGACTTCTTTAAATTCTCTTTCGGCTAAATTAAGACCTTCAATGACTCCAGTCAGTCTTTTAAAAGCGGAATAATCTTCAACAGTACCTTCTGCGAGATGCTCCTTAATTCTTTCTTTCTCATCATTAATTCGTCTAAGAAAAGCATCTTTAAAACTACTTCCTAGGAGGTCTGCCATCTTTCTGCTCTTTATCTTTATCCATTAGCTTTTCAGCTATTCTCACGCCAACATCAGCACCTTTCGCTTGTTGCTTGGCGGAAAGGCTCTTGTCAGCTATCTGTGCATCGACAATGGTTTCCATTATATCAGCACCGATCTTAGCTCCTGCAATTTTTTCTTGTGATCTAATTTTCTGTACTTCCAGTTGGTCTTTGCGTAATTCACGTTCCGTAGTGGCTTCCTGCTTCATTACATCTGCCTGTGTCTTTCTATCGACATCTTTTTCTTTGATATCGAGTTCACGCAGCTTGGCTTGAACTAACGGGTCTTTCAACTCTTCTTGGATACGCTCTTCTTCCGCTTCCTTCTGGTGTCTGCTTAACAGTCTCTGTGACGCTTCGGCTACCAATGTCGATAATTGCTTTTCGATATGTTCTGGTAAAGGTTCTCCTACTGGTGGTAGTGGTGTTCCTAGTTCTTCTTCGATCTGTCCTCGGTATAAGAAAGCCAAATGTTCGGTAACGTGAGCATCCAAGGCAGCTAAAATAGTCGGTCCCATCGGGGAGGCTTCTGCTCGTTGTTTCAATTCGGGGTCTTCCGCAGCCGCCAAATGCACTGTAATGTGAGCTTCGTGGTCTTGGTACTCAAAGGCTTTAATCGGTTCCCCGTTTAATATATTCATATTTTCCGCCACAGGATCAAGTGGCATGATGTCATCATCAGTCGGTACAATCTTATCGGCATCCTGTATGCCCAAGACATCCAGCATCTGACGATGCAGTTCCTGCATGTTGTACATTTGCGGTGCTTGTTGTGCCAACTGTAAAGCAGCTTGATACTGCATAATGCGTTGTCCCATTGTCGCTGCATTCGGATTGGAAACTGGAATCACATCCACCTTATCATCAAAATCCTTTTCCTTGATTTCTTCTCCCGCCTTCACTTCGTAAGGGTAAGACGGCTTAGTAAAGTCCCGTATGATGTTTGTCAATATCCTAAATTCAATTCGCATGGAAGCGTGTAGTCTCTGCTGAATGGCAGACATGACCTTCATCGTTCTTTCCATAATAGCAAGCGTAGTTCCTACGGGTGCTTCCTGATTCATGTCACTAATCTTCATATCAGTTAGTGATGCAAATCTTCTTCCTTCTTCAACAATATTTTCAAGGAGTGAATAAAGCACTTGAGATGGTTCCTTATAGGGGAGAAACGCTATATTGTCTCTAATGGCTCCTCCAGGGACATCTACATCCCTGAACTCACCAGGCATGATTGGGGAATCATCACCCTTAATTCTCAGACCTCGTGATTTCAAACCACCAGGAAGATTGGATAGAGTACCTGCATCGACTAACTGACGTAACAAGGAAGTCGCTGATTTAGCCAATCCACCAATAACGTGGATTAAACCAAAGCCATAAAAACCAACACCAGGAAGGTATTGGTAATGTACAAAGTGCTGACGAGGCATGGTGTCTTCATCGTCTTCGTACCAATTTCGATAGATGGAAAGGATCGTTTTAGAAGATAAATCCAAAGTCACAATGTACGGCAGAGCAACTCCTGTGTCCTCACCCGCTTCATCTTTTTCTTCATATCCAGGCAAATCCAAATTGACCTGCATTTCCAGTAAAGTGTATCTCGAATCGGCATCATAATTATCGTTATCGCCAGTCAACTCATTGTATTTCTTAACAATTTCATCTATTTCTGGAGAGGGAGAAGGCAATTCAACATCCCTATAAAAACCTTTAACTTGCATTTTTCTAACTTCGTTCTCAGTTTTCTTCATGACATGCGTAGACCTTTCACAAGTAATCAGGTCACTGGTGCCATAACTGACAATAAAGTCCTCGGCAGGAACAAACATGGAACAGGGTCTGCCCATGTTGACATCATAATAAACTTTACGGAAAGCCGAACCTGCCAGTGGCAATGACCACAATAGCTTTTCCGTTTCATTGCGATACTCCACCATTTTATTGGTGAGTAGGTAATTCATGTAATTCTGTACCCGATGAGCCTGTTTGGTTTTCTCATCGGTCAATTCCCCGATGATTTCAGTCTTCACTGGACCTGATGCGGGAAATATCTCAGAAATGGCTTGGGCTTGGAAACGTACTACCGCTTCCGTTAACATGGGGTGAAACACACCACAGGCTCCGACCCAAGGCTCGGTTCGCTCATCGATCTTTAAACCGAGTTGATCTAAACCTTTCATGTAAGTATCTTCCCAATCACCCCGTGATTCTTTATCGCCTTGATAAAGAGGTATCAATTCACCAGACAATTCTTCAAGGACATCATCGGGTAACAATTCCGCTAGGTTGGCATTGAAGCCGAGCATATCGCCTTCTTGGGCAGTGGGATCAAAATCAACCACAACTCCCCCTTCCTCAGTCATGGTGACTTCAATTTCAGGGTTCGCTTCGACTGTATCGATCTCTACATCGATAACAGTACTGCTATTGTCCAGTCCATTAGCCGATCCAGGACCTATTGATTTTTCTATTGCCATAAATTATTTCTTTGTTTTATCCACACGCCTCACGGGTACTTTTACTGTAGTCCAAGCCTCATCAACATCAGGAGTGGATTTATCATCTCCCTTGTAACGCCCTTTAATAGTGCGGGCACGAACCCGTTTGGTAGTTGTTTTGGGTTCAGCCTTTTTCCTAATCACGGCTGAAGCCTCAGACTTCGTTGACTTTGGTTTTTCATAACTTGAAAAAGCCCATAAAATACCAGTTCTAATATTTTCTCTTACTTTGTTCCAAATAGACATAACTGCTCCTAATAGTTGTTGTTAAACTTTTCCACCATACTTTCTGGCAACCTGTCGTTGATAATCTTCTGCGCTGCCTTTACGTTTTGCCAATTGCTGTGATGGAGATTCATCTTTCCATCGAGTGTGGTATTGCTTACCTCTCCATTCAAAGTTCTTAGGTCCTTTACCACCTAAATAAGATTTTCTTGCCTTTTTAAAAGCAGCTCCAAAACCATCTCCTTTACTCGGTTTAGGTGCGGTAGCGGCAACCTTTTTAGTAGAAGCCTTTTTGGCTGGTTTCTTTTTGGCAACTGTACTTGATCCTGAACTTCGCCACTGTCCTGTAGCAAACTTCCTTGTACTACCTTCTCTTGCCTTTGTTTTGCTTGCTACTTTTTGTTCTCTAGCTTTTTTCTTAGCAGCAACAGAAGATTTTGCAGAAGTTTTCGTCGTTTTGTTTGCTGTAGTGGTTTTCTTTGGCTTAGTAGTAGATTTCTTTGGCTTATCTGTCTTTGCAACTTTTTTAGATTTCTCGGATTCTTCTTTAGCAATTCTTTCTGCTTTTACTTGGTTTGACTTTGCTTTTCGTCTTTTCGCTAAGTCTTCTCTACCAGCTTTTTGTCTTTCATCCGCAGCTTTAATCTTACTAGGTATGCCTTTTGCCCATTTTTTAATCTTTGGACCAGCTCCTCTAATCCTTTTCTCAAGCTTGTCCTTGTCCTGCTCTCGCACTTTAGCGGCTGCTTTTCTTGTCTCTTCTCTTTCTTTTCTTGTTGTAGCCATTTTTTATCTTTATAAATTAATTATTAAATCTTACCGCCATACTTCCGTTTTATGGAATCGTTGTAATTCTCATGGTTGATCATAACCGCAGGGGTATAACCCCTTCTGCTTTGGGTACTTCCCCCCATTTTTCTACCAAATCTTTTGCCATACCTTTCGGCTTCTGCCTTTAAAGCCATCTTTCCCTTCTTTACTGCCAGAGGACTTCTTTCCTTCTTTTTCTTTTTCTTCTTTTCTTTCTTGGAATGACCTACCAAGGCTTCCTGAACTGCCTTTTTTATTGTCTTCGCAATTGGAATAGCCATAACTATTTCTGGGAAATAGGCTTCTTGTGGTCTTCTTTCTTGGTTTTACTGTTCCATTGAAAAGGACCAAAATAAGGTTCCTTCGCTTTGTACTTACCGCTTTTCTTGATTATTACCATGTTTTACTCCTAATAATATTCTGCTTTTTTAACATAAAAAGGTTCCTCATCCTCATCACTATGAAGGCTGATAAACCCACCTTGTCTGTATCTCAGTAATGCTTGCGTGGCACTGTCCACTAAGTCATCGTGTGCTCCGTTGGGAAAGACAGCGAACTGTTCGACCACTTCTTCCGCCCATCGGGTCGGAGGTGCCCATACCATTCCTGAAGCAAACAGGTCCGAAACCGCATTCACCCTAGAAATCTTGTCGTTACCACGACTGGGGGTGAATTCCGATACGGGTATCCCCATCTGCCTGAGTTCAAAGATCAAGGGTGATCCTGCTGCTTTAGCCTCCACAATAAATGCGTCAGGCTTAAATTCTTGATACAGTTCAAAAGCACGTTGTTTCAAGCTGGGAAACTCCAAACGCTCTTGATACGCATCCAATAAGATAATGTGATTCTTTTCGACTCCGTCTTCGGGATCAACCCAAGGAAATACTCCCCACGTTGTACACGCTGAGTAATCAGCCCGTTCCGTCTTGAGGAAAGCCGTATCCCAAGATTGAATAACAAATTCGCATTCGGGTGGTTTCCTGTGTTCCCATTCCTGCCACCACTCTCGTTTCACCAACGCACCTTCTTCTGCTGAAGGGTCCTGTTGGTACTGAGCCGACCACTTTGAGATGGGCAGTTCAGCTTTTAGGGACTCAAGTTCTTCAATACTCCAGAATTCTTCCCACAATGGGTTACCTGAAGGTAAAATTGCAGGTAATTCAATAACTTCCCAATCTTCTGAACCTTGTCTTTCGATAGAAGATTTAAGTATTTGTCCTGTTAGGTCTCGCTGGTGCCATCTTGTCATTACAACAATGATCGCTCCGCCTGGTTGCAGCCTCTGCCGAGGTCCTGAGGTATACCATTCATGAGTTCGGTCAAATACATTCGGATCAGCACTCGATCCCTCCTGCTCTGAGTGTGGATCGTCAATGATGAGCAAGTCCGCACCTTTACCTGTGACCGCACCGCCTACCCCTATCGCAAAATACTCACCACCTTGGCTGGTATTCCACCTACCCGCAGCTTTGGAGTCAGCTTGCAGGGCAGTATCGGGAAATAAAAGCTGATAATCCTCGGAATTGACCAAATTACGCACTTTCCTACCGAAACCCACCGCCAGTTCTGCAGTGTGAGCCGTCTGAATCACCTTTTTATCGGGAAATTGTCCCAAAAACCATGCGGGTAGCATGTGACTGGCGAATTCAGACTTGGTATGTCGAGGTGGCATGTTGATAATGAGCCTTTTCAGCTCTCCTCGTGCTACTTTCTCGAAAGCTTCCGCCATGATGCTGTGATGATGACCCTCAATGAAGGCTGACCACATCTCTTTGACGAAAGGCAGGAAGGCTGACTTAACCCGTGTACGGGTCTTGGCAGCATCCAGTTGTTTTAGTAAATCCAACAGCTCCTGACGCTTGTAGTCAGGAAGAGTACCTAGCTTATCTTGTAACTTAGTTAAATCCATAAGTACTTTCTACCTTAGTATGTACTAGTTAGATATCTACTCACTTACTACCCCTTCTTCCTAGTAAATATGACTGGTATATACTAACTAGAGTCATAACTTCCTGTGGACTATAGCATACTGATGGGTATTGACAGGTTCTGTCAAGTACTTTTTTATGAAAATTTGAAAAAAATTAGATGGGTCTAACAGTGCGAGGCTTTCCTGAAACCATAGTCAGATAGTTTTTAGCGACTAGGCTATGGATAATTTCATGTATGTAACCCTTTGATTTTAAACGTAATTCTTTGGCTATCCAGTTCATGGAAGGAGCACAGGTTTTAGCCGACCAATGATGGCAAACCAGGTTATAGACTTGGCTTTCTCTATGGGATAAGGCTTTCATAAATAGATAGTATCATGAAATTACAGAATTATATGAGCAAAATCCTATGTATATAGTAGTCAGTCTTTGACTGACTTGGGGGGGGAGGGGTCCCATTCGGGACCACTCCAATATGGCTCCAAGCTGTCGACACCCTCCGACAACTAGTGTCGGACTGTCTGGCTCTTAGGTTAGTGTTCACTAACTAAATGTTAGTAAGCACTTACTTACAAAGTGGTTAGTGAGTCCTCACTATTTGACTGCTTAATTCCTGCAATGCCTAGCCAGATTCCTGATCGAGTTCCAATAATTCTGCGATCCGAGTGGTGAGTTCTTCCTGCAGTTCTTCAGTGGTCCTGTCAGTGGTAATACTTACTTGGTCAGTGAACAAGCCGACATGCTTACCTAACATCTCAAGGCTCCTGACTCTGGCTGAGTCTGATGCATCGGTATCGTCAGCCATCTGGTCTAGCCTTTCTATGACACTGTGTCTTAGGGAGTGGTAAGAGGATTGTACAGACACCTCCCTCACCTCCATTCCACGTCTAAGCCTAGGGGTTATCTTGGGGTTGCTACTCAATCGATGTGCTTCTCGGTTGATACTTGCAGGACTCATCTTCTCTGCATCGTAAGCCTTCCGATAAGCGGTACTCAAATCATCACCTGCTAACACCTGCCGAACAAAGGCTTCCTGCTTGGGAGTTAACCTGTCCTCCTTGTCTCTGATACCTACGACATTATCGTGGCTTACAGGCTCTCTATCGACCTCCTGAGGGATGTCCTCTATAGGAGTGTCCTTGGCTTCTTCTCTGGGTGGTTCTTCAGCCTTGCCATCCTGATCCAGTTCACCTGATCCCTCGGCTTCCTTCTGTTGGTTCTCCCAGACAGTATCCTTCCTCCATTCCTCTTTCGGTTCTTTGGTCTCTGGTTCCTGCTCCTGATCCGAGTCCTTGGAGTTGTCCTTTTCTTTCTCCTGCTTCTCCATCTCGATCATGTAATCAAGCTTCTTCTGCTTCAGAGATTTCTCTTTCTTTTCCTTCTCTTCTTTGTCGCTCATGTTTCCTCCTTCCTGAACTAAAATTATTTCTGGAAATATTATTTAATTATCCTCCCTGTTTTCACCTCGGTGAAGGCTTACTCACTGCTATCAATCTAGTGTCAAAAAGATAGCCTTTACTCCTTATATATAATAAAATCTTTTTTGATTGATTGGATTAACTACCAAAGGAGGTAAGAATGA